TGCAGGAACTATATGGTTCTTTTCAAAGGCAACTTTTGTTCCTCAGAGTGGTACCACTACTACTGTTTCTTCTAAAGCTTCTACTGTTTCTCGTTCCCGCACCTTGGTTATGAAAAAACAATCTTGTGTTATTAGTCAGAATTTAAATGATATAATGAACGTTGTTTACAAAAATAGCGTTTATAGATTGACTTTAAATGATAGTGCTAGTGTTATGGGCTTTGTTTTGTTTATATCTGGACGGGTCGGTGTTATGCCTAAGCACTACTATGATCGTATTGTTGGTTTTCATTATAAAAATAATCCTAATGTAGTTTTGCGTTTTACTCGTGTAGCCACAAATACATATTTTGAAGTTAATTTTTCGGATATGTATCGTAGTGAAGAGGATAACGAATTTGTTACTTGGAATGAAGATGCTGAAGATACAATTTGGTTTCACATTCCTCACAATATTTGTTATATGCACAAATCTATATTAAAATTTTTACCTAGTGAAAAAGACTTATTTTATAGTCAAAATTTTTATGCGTCTTTATTACGTGTAAATGTTGATTCTAAAATACTTCCTTCTCAGTCTATTATGGTCAAACCTCTTACAGAGGTTGGTCCTGATAGTAACTATGGTTATAATTTCACTACTGCTTTTAGATATAATATTGACACTAAAGATGGTGAGTGTGGTTCTCCGTTGTTTACAGCGGATTCTCATGCTCCCATGCCTAGATTAATTGGCTTTCATACTGCAGGTGACGGATCAGCCGGTGGCCTTTCTATGCCTATCTGGTTTGAATCTGCTGAATCTTCTATCGTACTTTTCTGAAGTTGCTCATGATGAAATATCTGTTCTTTCTTCTCTTAAAGATGTTATTGTGTCTCAATCAGGAGATAAGTTAGATACTTTTGTACCTATTACTCTTGACCCAGATATTTTGACTCCTAGTATTCCGTCTAAGTTTAATGTTTTAGGGTTTAGTCGTCCCATGAAAACAGCTGATAAAACTCAACTCGTAAGAGGAAAATTGTATGGCTGTATGGGACCTGTAAATAAATATCCTGCTAGATTAAAGCCTTTTAAAAAAGATGGTGTTATTATTCATCCGGGTTATAATGCCAGAATGAAATACAATATGAATTGTGTTGCACTTAGTGAAGATCTACTCATTAGAGCAGAGATTGCTACGTGCATTCATATTTTGAACTGTAACCAAGGAGAAGAAGATAAACCTCTACCGAGAGTTTGGGGCTACCGTGAAGCTATTGAAGGCAATGTTGAATTCAATAGTTTAACAATGTCAAGTTCAACTGGTTATCCTTTTGGCTTTCAATGCAAGAAAAAGAGAGATTTTTTTGTTAGTAACGGTGAAATTAACTTTTCTAAGTTAAACTCTGTTCTTCTTGAGAAGCATGTTTTTGAACTAACTGATCGACTTGCATCTGGTTTACCAGTTGAGATTTATTTCTTAGATTTTCTAAAAGATGAAACTCTTAAACTTGAAAAAGTTGAAATAGGTAAATCTCGTATGATAAGTTGTGAATCTGTTGCTTGTTCTGTTGTTACTCGCCAATATTTTGGTGATTTTATGCTTGAGTGTTATAAGAGTAAAATCTTTAATGGTCTTGCTATAGGGATTAATCCCTGTAGCTATGACTGGACACTCTTAGCTAAATATCTTAACCAAGTTGGTGATAACATGATTGCTGGTGATTTTGCATCTTATGATGGTTGTTTTCAGACAAGAATCTTTTATCATATACTTAGAATTGTTGAAAATTTTTATACTAACTCTACTGAACGTGAGCGTATTATACGCAAGCGTTTGATTGAATGTGTGTGTAATTCTTATCATATTACTTCTGAGTTTGTTGCTTCTGATCAATCTGAAGATCTAGCTCAATTTCGTGCCATTGTTTATGAATGGCACGGAGGCATGCCCTCTGGGTTTACGTTGACTGCTTTGTTTGGTAGTATTGGTGGGCTTATAATCGTTAGATATGCTATTTATGCATGTCTTTTAGATTGTCCCCATTATACTTATAAATATTTTATGCAGCCGAAGCTAGATTTTCCTATTATAGAAAGAAACATCAAACTTATTCAGGGTGGAGATGATAATATCATTTCCCTCGGTAAAGTTTTGGTGGATCTTTCTGTTGATCAAAAGGCTCTAACTCTAAAATTTTCTGAAATGGGTTGGACTTATACTGATGAAACGAAGACTGGACTTGTTCATGTTACCCGTCATTTATCTGAAATTAATTTCTATAAACGTATGTTTGTTTGGTATCCTCAACTTGGGCGTTTTTTGGCGCCTTTAGATTTTGAGTCTATTGATGATAGGATTAACTATATTAAAAATACAGCTCAAATTGGTGATTATGAGCGGAATATTCGAAGTGCCGTATTAGAATATGCTGCTCATGGTAAGTTGGTTTATGAAACTCGAGCTTTATCTCTTATTAAAAAAGCAG